GAGTGCAAGTTCTCGCCGGCCATCGCCCAGGCCGGGATGGTCTACCCGTGGTTCTCGGACGTTTCACACGTAGGGGACCCGCCGGAGACTTTCGTGCGCGTGGTGGGCGCAGTCGACTGGGGCTTCCGCAAGCCGGGCGCCCTGCTCGTGCTGGGCGAGGCCCCCGACGGCGTGGCCTGGGTGCTCGATGAGGTCTACGCGACCGAGCAGGACATCGACTGGTGGGTCGAACAGGCGTACGGGTTGACGGGCGAGCACGGCGTGAAGGCGTGGAAGTGCGACCCCGAGGACCCGAGCAACATCCGGAAGTTCCGGGCGAAGCCGCTGCCCGCGAGTGAGGCCAAGAACCCGGTGAAGCCCGGCATCAGGCGAGTTGACGAGCGCGGCAAGGGCAACAGGCTGATGGTGGCTCGGCACTGCAAGAACACCATCGCCCAGTTCTACCGCTACATGAACGTCCGGAACGGCGATGGGACGTATCGGGATGAGACGCCAGACCCGAAATGTGAGGACCACTTGATGGACGCGCTGCGCTATGCGGTGGTCGAGTTCGACGGCCTTGAGCACGTGCCATTCAACCCGCAGCCGAAGCGCCCGAGGGGCTGGTGAGCGCCCATGGGCCTGATCGGCAGGGCCTGGGACTGGCTACGCGGTGCAACGAGGACGGTGGCTGACGCCATGGTTGACCTGACTGCAGACCCCAGGAGCGTGCCGTGGCCGCCCAAAGAGCACGAGGCGCGGCTCCTGCGCTACCAAGTCTACCGCCGGCTGTACTTCAACCGGGCCGAGGACGGGCACAAGAAGGTGTTCGTCGACCTCGGCTTCAAGGTCGACGACGACTGGCCGTATGTCGCCGTCAACTACATGGCGGCGCTGACCGATCTCGTCACCGGCCGGGCCTGCGATGAGGGCGTGCAGGTCAGCGCCGGCTACGAACGCGACGCCACTGATGCGCTGATCGCCCAGATCGCGTTCGACTGCGCCGTCGACCAGAAACTCCGCCGCTGGCTGACCGACTGCAGCACCTGCGGCGACGCCGTGCTGAAGGTCCGCTACGACGCGGGCGCCGAGCGGATCGGCGTCGATGTGGTCGATCCCTCCACGTTCTACCCGGTCTACCTCGGGGATCAGCTCATCGCGGCCGACATCGGCGAGGTGCTCTGCCGGGAGAAGCGGTACTACCTGCACCTCGAGCGGCACTGGGTTGAGCCGCTGCCAGGCGGCGGCACTGAATCAGTCATCGCCCACGAACTCTATCAGCTCAGCGGCGAGATGGGCCAGGGGTTCAGGTACAGGCCGAACGTTGACCGGCTGCTGCTGACCGCACTGCCCGAGACGGCGGCACTGAGCGAGGAGCCAGTGCGGACGGGCGTGGCCGGGCTCCTCGTGCTGCACGTGCCGAACGGGCAGACGCTGCCGTGGGGCCAGAGCGACTATGAGGGCCTGCTCGGCATCCAAGGCGCGCTCAACGCCATGGAGACGCAGCGTGCGCGCATCCTGAAGATGCACTCGGACCCGGGCCTCTACGGGCCGGCAAGCGCACTTGACGACAACGGCGAGCTCAAGTGCTCCGAGTCGAAGTTCTGGCCAGTCCCAGACGGCTGGACTGGCTCGGCCCCGGTCGGCTACGTGACCTGGGGCGAGGATCTGAGCGCAGTCGAGAACGCGATCCAGGAGCTGAAAGAGGCGTTCGTCGCGGCGGCGGGGATCGACATGAGTGCGCTGCTCCCGCAGGAAGGCGGCGGGCCCACCAGCGGCGTCGCGCTGCGACTGAGCCAGATGAAGACCCAGACATTGGCCAAGCGCAAACAGCAGGCGTTCGATCGGCCCTTGCGGTGGCTCTACACCACGGCGATTGAGCTGCACGCGGCGGTCGCGCGCCGCGGGTGGCCGATCTGGCAGCCGGCTGATGGGCAGGTCGAGCTCGTGCCGATGCGCGATCTCATGCTGACCTGGCAGGACGGGCTACCGAGCAACCTGACCGAGGACATCGCGGACCAGACGGCGATGGTCGAGGCCGGGCTGCAGCCGCGCGTTGACGCGATCGCGGCGCTGCACGGGATCAGCATGGACGCGGCGCAGGCGAAGCTAGACCGGATCAACCAGGAGGGCTCGACCGGGAACCCGGTGCCGAGCGGCATGAGCCTGTCGCCGTTCGCGGTGGGGCTCGGTGCACCGGGCACGCTGACGGAGCAGGGCGGGGTGGGCGCGTGAGCCTGGAGATCATCCACGGCGACTGCCTGGAGGTCCTGCCGGCGCTGGCGGCGGGCAGCGTCGACTGCGTGGTGACAGATCCGCCGTATGGGATCAACTTCATGGGCAAGGCCTGGGACAAGGCGCTACCCGATCCCGCTGCCTGGCGCGAGTGCCTGCGCGTGCTGAAGCCTGGCGGGTTCGCGGCGGTCATGTGCGCGGCCCGGAGTGACTGCACCTGGCGGCTTATGCGCGACCTGGAGGAAGCGGGCTTCGACGTGGGGTTCTCGTTCGTCGGCTGGGTCTACGCCACCGGGTTCCCGAAGGGCCTGGACTGCGGGAAGGCATTCGACGCGGAGGCGGGTGCGGAGCGGGAGGTTGTGGGGCCAGGCAGGTACTCATCCCATGGCAGGTCACAAGGGATACTGCGTGCAGGTGGGGAGAATGCGAGGCCGCAACTGGAGGGGCGTCTTCGCGAAGCCGGGCTAGATAGACCAGAGACCTCGGTTCCCGCTACCGACCTCGCGCGCCAGTGGGACGGCTGGAAGGGCGGCCGGCAGGCACTGAAGCCGGCGTTGGAGCCCATCATCATCTGCCAGAAGCCTGGCGCGAAGCGGATCATCGATAACCTGCGCGAACACGGGGTCGGCGCGTTCAACTGCCGGGGCGCGGCGGTGCCGTTCGAGGAAGGTGGGCCGACGGGAAAATGGGGGGGCGAGCAGATTGGCCAGCCAGGGTGCGATGGGCACACCATGGGCATCGGCTGGCAGCAGGGCTTCCGAACGCAACAGGGCAACGGCCGCCACCCGGCGAACCTCCTCGTCTCCGACGGCGCGCTGAACGGCCGCAGCAAGTTCTTCAGCCTCGACGCGTGGGCGGAGGAGCACCTGCCAGCGGTCATGGACGTGGCGAAGCCGAGCCGGGCGGAGAAAGAGGCGGGGTGCGAGGGGTCCGCAGAACGGCAGGGCGGGGTTCGCAACCAGAGCGGGCGCGGCCTAGACATCATCTGCACCAAGTGCGGAAAAAGACAGCGAGGCCCGTGCAAATGCGAGGAGCCAGCACTCGGGTATCGGGACATTCCGACCACCAACCCGCACCCGACCTGCAAGCCCGTCGCGCTCATGGGCTGGCTGGCGAAGCTGCTCTGCCCCGAGGGCGGCACCGTCCTCGACCCGTTCCTGGGTAGCGGCACAACCCTCGTCGCCGCTGCGAAGCTCGGGCTGAACGGCATCGGGATTGAACGCGAGGCCGAGTACGTGGAGATCGCCCGCAAGCGCGTGGCGCGGGCCACGGAGCAGCTACGGCTGGAGGTCAGCGCGTGAGCATCTGGACGCCGTGGAACGTGAAGCGCGCCTACCCGGTGCCGGGCCTGAACGGCGCGGCGCGCACCGCGACCTGCGAGGTGTGCCGTGGGCGCGTGGCTGAGCGGGAACTGACCGATGTTCGCCGCGCGCTGGCCGAGATCCGCGACGACGAACTCGCCGACTGCAGGCCGGTCAGGAGCCCCGGGCGAACATGTGAGGCGTGCGCGCGGAAGCTGATCGGGTGCACGGAGGTGGCGTATGCCGGGCAGTGAGCGCACCGTCTCTGACTTCCTGCGGGACGCCGCGAGCAGGTGCGGGATGCCGGACAGTGAGCAGGCGGCAACGTGGTCCATCACGCAGGGGCCCGTCTCCGGCACGTACCCGACATTCATAGACCGCGAGCAGCCGGACCGATGGGAGCGAGAGGAGAGCATCCTCAGCGTCTTCCGCCTCTTTGTATGCCCCCGGCACAACCGCTCCGCTGACCAGTGCCTACGAAACGGCTGCCGAGTAACGATCGCCTCCGACGCGGAGCCAGCGCGGGTCACGAAGTGCGATGACTTCGAGGCCAACCTAGAGCGCGAGCTCATTGCGCGCCGCAAGCTGTTCCCGCTGCGCGAGAGACCTGGAGACGATGGACCCGCTTAGCCCCCTAACCCCCGCCGAGGCCGCGCTCTACCTCCAGCAGCTCACCGACGCCTACCTGCAGGCCGAGCTGCAGATCCTCGTCACACTCAGCCAGCGCGGAGGACAGCTCACCGAGTGGCCCGAGGCGTTCGCCCGCAAGCAGCTCGTCGCCATCCAGGAGGCACTCGAACGGCTGCGTGCGGCGCAGATGGAATGGTTCGGCACCATCGTCCCGGCCGTCTATGAGCACGGCCTCGCTGTAGTCGACACGCGCATGATGCTAGCCCAGGACCTGCCCGGCTACATGGGCCTCCGCCGCGGCGGCGTGAGCCACTGGGACGCGGTGGGGCGCGTCAACGCCGTCCGCGGCGTGCCGAGCACGCAGGAGTTCCAGTCGCTCATAGCCAAGGGCGATACAGCAGAGAAGGCCATCATCCGGCTGCGCGGGGAGCACCCGGGCGCGGTGTTCGGCAGCAACCGGCTCGCCGGGCATCAGGAGATCACGGCCGTGCGGGCGATCGCGCCGCCGGTGAGCGTGGAGGAGGCCGAGCGCCAAGCGGATGAGGCGAAAGCAGCGCAGGCTGAGGAGCGCCAGGCCGCGGCCGAGGAGGCGCAGGCCCTGGCCGAGGTGCGGGCCGAGGCCGAACGGGCGGCAGAGCAGCGCACAGAGGAAGCCGCCGCTGCGCCGCCGCCTGAGAGGCCGAAGCCCAAGCCGGCCAAGGATCAGCTCCGCATCGTGACGCCGGTCGATGATGATTTCCGGCAGATCAACCAGCGCGTGCTCAACAACCTGAGCACCGCGCGCTCGCACCCGCTGAACAGCCAGGTCTACAAGCTCAACGAGAAGTTCTCATGGCACGCCTGGCACCGGGAGGCGAACCTGCGCATCGCGCAGGACGCGCTGAAGGCCGGCAAGACGACGCAGGAACTGCGGAAGCAGCTCCTCGAGGAGTACGGCGGCAGGACGTTGACCGCCGAGGAGTCGGCCAACTTCCGCAAGGCGCTGGCGAACCGCAAGGTGGCGCCAACGCAGGCGGAACTCGATGCCCTCCGCGAGGGCGGGCAGTGGGTCTACGTCGACAAGTCGGGCAGGCGCTGGAACCCGCGCGACTACGCCGACATGGTGGCGAGGACGACGATCCGCGAGGCGGAGGAGCTGGCTGTCGATCAGGAGCAGATCGGCATGGGCGAGGACCTCATCGAGGTCAGCGACCACCAGCGCGAGTGCTGGCAGTGCAAGCCGTGGGAGCGCGTGGTTCTCTCGATCACCGGCGCGACCGAGGGATACATCACCAAGGCAGAGGCGAAGGCTCATGGGCTCTGGCACCCGCGCTGCGCGCACAAGAGCCTGCCGCTGATCGTAGGGCTTAGCATCCAGCCGCAGGAGCTGACGGCGGACGACCGGCGGGCCCAGCTCGCGGTGGTGTTGGATCTGCGCAAGAAGGCGAAGCAAGAGTACCTGGAGGGGGAGAAAGCGGCGTGATCGCAGGCACGGTCGCATTCATGGCGGGGATCCCGCTGCAGTTCACCGCGCACTACCGCTCCGCGCTCATGATGGTGGCTCACACGGCCGAGTGGCTCGCCCGGCAGGGCAAGGAGCTGCAGGTCGCGTTCCCGCAGACCACGGATCACGCCCAGGCACGTAACAAGATCGCCGCGGACGCCGACGGCGAGTGGGTGTTCATGACCGACTGCGACCACACGTTCGAGCCAGATATTGTTCAGCGGCTGGTCTCGACCATGGAGGCAGCAGACCCGCCCATGGATGTGCTGAGCGGGCTCTACTTCCAGCGCGGCGGGCACCTGCCCGTGGCATACGCATTCAGCCAGGAGCAGCAGCTCTGGCAGCAGGTGGTCGACTATCCGACGGCGGGACCGTTTCAAGTCGGAGGGGTAGGTGGGGGCGCACTGCTCGTGCACCTGAACGTGTTCGAGCGGATCGAGCGCGAACTCAGCGAACGGCCGTTTGACAACGTCTACCTCGACACGCCGGCCGGGCGCCGGTGGATCATGGAGGACCTGTCGTTCAGCTCGCGCTGCCTGCGGCTGGGTATCCCGATGTGGTGCGACCCGCGGGTGGTCTCGCGGCACCTGGACCTGCTGGAGATCGGCGAGGCGGAGTATCGCCTGGCGCGGGCGGCGCTGCCGGTCGAGGATACGGCCGAGTTCACTACCGAGGCGCTGGCCCCTATGGAGCCGAGCGAACGCGCGGGGTAGCCGACGGTTACACCAGTAGCAGACAACTGATGGTCGGCTAGGCGCGGCTGATCCCCGCGCGACAACGGCGCGACTCGGCGCCTGCCTACATACCGAGACGCACTTGAGCGGTGCACGGCCTACGGGCCATGCACCGCTTTCTGCGTTTCGGGCACCGAACACGGAGGCAGACATGCCAGACGAACCCACCGGAGCAGTTGAGCCGGGCACGGACACCGGGGCCGACTCCTCGGGCGCTGGGACCGCCGCAGGCGCGCAGGCGGGAGACGAGGCACGCACGTTCACGCAGGAGGAAGTCAACAGGATCCTGGCCGAGCAGCGGCGGAAGATCGAGCCGAAGTCGGCTGAGCTCACGGACCTGCGCAGCAAGCTCGCAGCCTTTGAGCAGGCCGAGGCCGATCGCAAGGCCGCGCAGATGACAGAGCTGGAGAAGGCGCAGGCGGTGGCCGCAGAGGCCGCCAAGCGCGCTGAGGCAGCAGAGGCTCGGGAGCAGGCGGCACAGCAGGCGGCCATGAGGGCCAACCTGGTAGCCGCCAAGGGCGCGGACCTGCCGGAGCTGTTCCGAGGGCGAGTCACGGGCAGCACGGAGGAAGAGGTCCTCGCCAGCCTCCAGGAGCAGCGCCAGGCGGTTGCTGATCTGCAGACGCAGTTCGTCCGCGACCTGTCGGCCGCTCCGCCGGAGCGCATCGCCGAGACATACGGCGAGGCGGGTCAGGCACTCGCCGCCAGGCTGGCGGGCACTCCCGTCAGCATCGGCGCGCCACCGGCACCGACGGGCCAGCCAGCCGTGCCGCAGCCATGGGACCCCAGGACTCCTCCCACCGACATGAACGCGGTCTATGACCGCCTGGCGCAGATGGGCGTGCAGGTTCCTGCTCCGCCCGGTCGCCGCGCCAGTGGGTAGCGAGAGGAGCAGTCGCGATGGGCGCGACGACCACCACCACCATCACAGAACAAGTCTCCCTCATCGAGGGTGCCGCTAGGCTGTGGTTCCAGGCCCGGAGCCTGTTCTACCCCGCCGGCGGCGTGGCCACCAATTGGTTGCAGTGGAAAGACCTGCGCAACCTGCCAGGCGTGAGTCACCGGTTCAACAAGTTCTCGGAGATCACTGCCGGCGACGCCACAGAGGGCGACGACTACACCAACACGTCGGCGCTTGATACCTCCGGCGGGACCACAGTCACTGCCGGGGAGAAGGTTGTGATCGTTCCGATCACCGACCTGGCCAAACGCGGCTACAACTGGGGCCCAGAGGAACTCATCGCCAATGCCGGCCGCGCGTGCGGTCTGGCCATGGCCAAGAAGTTCGACAAGGACGTGCTGGCGCTCAACTCCAGCCTCGGGACCTCCAAGAACGGGACCGGCACGGCACTGACTGCCGCCGAGTTCATGCTCTACATGGAGGCCCTCGCCGCCAACGACGCACCCGAACCGTACTGCGCCGTGTTCCATCCGTGGGGCTGGTACGAGTTCGTGACCGAGTCGGCCTCGCCGATCATTGATGCTGCGAAGTCCGACCGTGTTGGCGCCGAGTTCTGGGGCACGGGCTTTGTCCAGGAGATCATGGGCGTCGCGTGCTTCCGTAGCACCAACGTCCCCAGTGAGAATGCTGCCGCTGACCGCGGCGGCGTGTTCATGTCGTCCTGGGCGATCGGCTGCGTGCTCTGCGAGGACATGAAGATCGAGCCCCAGCGAGATGCCAGCGCGCGCCTCACCGAGCTCGTCTGCACGATGACCTACGGTGTGGGCGTCATCGACAACACCATGGGCTTCCAGCTCCTGCAGGACATCGACTAGCGCGACTCCCGGAAGGGTGAGTGAGCATGCCGTACGTGTATGCCCCACTCCCGGCCGGCGATGAGCGTGGGCCGGGGTTCTACCGCAGGTTCCAGTCCGTCGGCGAGGACGTCGACGTCGTCTGCGCCAAGCACGGGTGGACACGCCAGCCCCCTCCCGGCGAGCTCGTGCTCGATGAGGACGGCAACATCATGCAGGAGCGCGCCGAGGCTCCGAAGCCGAAGCGAGGTGCTCATGATGGGGACTGATCTCCAGCCGATCACGATCCGCGTCCCGGCTGTCGCCTATACCGGCACCAGCCAGGAACTGCCGCTCGGGTCGGTCGCGGTCAATGCCAGGATTCTGGCGGCACGTCTGATCGCGCAGACCGACATCACAGGCCACACGACGAACTACTCGACCCTCACGATCAAGCGCAAGGGAGCGGCCGGCACTGCGACGACAGCCGTCGCCACCCTGGCGCTCACCAGTGGCGTCGACGTAAAGGCGTTCGTCCCGAAGGCGATCACGCTGACAACGACCAAGGCGAACCTCGAGCTTTCGGCTGGGCATGCGCTCAGTTGGAGCTGGGTTGAGGCCGGTTCTGGTCTGGACCTGCCTGATGCCGTCATCGAGGTCGACCTCGCGCTCGGCTACGGTGGTGGCATCTAGTGGCCACCGTCACCGCGATCTGCACGCCAGGCGGAGCGAGCGACAACAGCTACATCACCCGGGCCAGTGCCGACACATGGTTCGGCAAGCGGCTCGATGGCGAGCAGTGGCTGAAGCACTCGGCCGACCGACGCGAGCGGGCGCTGGTGCAGGCCACCGCGATGATCGAGAGCCTGGGCGGCAAGGTGTCACCCACCTGCGCCGCCCGGGCGCTCTTCCCTGGCGCGCCATACGACACCGGCTGCACAGCCGACGAGCATGGTGACTACGTCAGGAACCAAGCGCTGCACTTCCCGACGGGCGACGATCAGGACGAGAACAGCGACGTGTTCGTTCCCGAGTGGGTCTGGCAGGCGGTGTGCTTCCAAGCCGTCTACCTGCTCAACGGCGACAAGCCCTTGGTTGACGTGGCGGCGCTGACGGCTCAGGGCGTGCGCTCCTTCCAGGCCGACGGCATCAGCATGCAGCTCACGGGCGCCTCGATCCCGGCGGGCATCTCGCCGGATGCGTGGGCGCTGGTGGGCCCGCAGATCAAGCCGTCGCCGAACGCGCCGTGGGGCGCCACAAGGATGCGGGTCTGATGGCGAGCGCGATTGACACGAGCGAGCTGAGGCGGCTGGCCAACAAGATGCGCGGGGCCGGCCGTCAGCGCGTGCGGAGCGCGATGGCGCGGGCGCTTGGGAAGGCGGCCACGCCGATCGTGGCGGCTGCGAAGCAGGCGGCGCCAGTCAAGTTCGGCGCGCTTGGTGATGGCATCCACAAGGAGCTCAATGCACCAGCCCTGATGGTGAAGATCCTGACCGGCGACCTTGCGTCCGCATATGCCGAACTGCAGCACGAGCGCGGCGACTATGCGCATACGCTCGCGGCCTGGAGAGCCAAGATATTCCCGAGTCGGAGGAAGCCGCCGAAGCGCGGCTATCAGGGCGGTCGCGCCCACTTCATCTATGGGCGCGCTGACTCGCCGTTCGAGTCGAACCACCCTGGCACGATGGCATACCTGCAGGCCGAGGCGCACAAGGCGCTCCGCGAGCTGGTGCGCTCATGAGCCTCATGCCGAACGCCACGCTCTGGGTCCCCGAGGTGAGTCAGCGGCTGACTGGCAGCGATCAGCTCCAGCGCGAGCGTGAAGAGACGCTCGGGCAAGAATGCCGCTGCTGGCTGATGCCGACCTCGGCAGAGGGCGCGGTGCGGGCGGCCGGTGTGGTCACGGCAACTGGATGGACCTGCCGCTACCCGCGTGACGTGAACCTGCTGACCGGCTCGCACTGCGAGGCGCAGCGGGATGACGAGACGGACCGGGCGACCTACACCGTCCGGTCAGTGCGCCGTGGGCTGAACCACAACACGGCGACGTTGGATCGGGCAACCTGATGGACTTCGTCCACACCAGCGAGCTTGTCGATGCGGTGATCGCCGTGCTCAAGGGCTCCGGCGCCACGCACATCGGCGGGCTGCCGAGCGAGTTCTGGTCTGAGCCCTACCCGCTGCAGTACCTGGAGCACGGCGACCTGGCCGACTACGCCAGCATCGAGCCGGTGATGGACGCTTGCCCGTGGATCTACGTCCGCGGGCTGGGGATCGCGCCATCTGGCGAGGCGCGCGGGGTCGGCAAGACGATCATCACGACCGAGCACCTGCGGATCGTGCACGCGCGGCTGGGGCCGGGCGACCGGAACCAGTGCGTGAACGCCTCGGGCGCGACCGAGCGGATCATGAGCCGGGCTCGCGAGCGGTATGCCAAGCAGATCGGCAAGGCTCTGTTCAACGACCCGAACCGGCGGCTGGCCGTGATTGACTCGGCCACAGCCGGAGACAAAGACGACCCCGCCCACCGGACCGAGGTGAGCCTGACGTGCGACGGTGGCACGGCCACCGTCTGGCGCGTGGACTTCCGGGCCTGGGACTTAGGCGAGGAGCGCGGGGCAGACAACTCGACCGAGGACGTTCGCGGGATCCGCGAGGACGGTGCGCCGATCTGGGCCATCGCCTGCGACATCGACGTGATCGTCCGGACGACGCCAACGTAACGGAGGGATCCTCCGATGGCAGACCAGCTCGAGACCAGCGGCCTGTTTGAGGGCCTGCAGTGGGGCACGACCAACCCGCCTTCCACCGGGATGGGCATTGTGGATGGCGGTGACCTATCCGGCGGCTCCGAGCTGCGCGTCCATCAGGGCATCGGCGGGACGGAGCGTCGGAGCGATGACCTCCTGAAGTACGGCGGGAACTGCAACTTCCTGCTCAGCTTCACGAACTTCCCGTTCGTGCAGAAGGCACAGAGAGCCTCCTATCCCAGGGGCTCGCTCACCTCGCTCTATATCGAGGGCGGCGCTGAGAACTGGAGCCGCGTCTACTCGGATGCCCTGATCCGGACGCTCAAACTCAGCAGCGATGAGGGCGGGGCGATCTCCGGCTCGGCCGAGTGGAACGCGCTCGCCATCGCCGAGGGCGACGGGCTGACGCCAGTTGATGAGACGGCCGATGTCTTCGAAGACTATGAGACGGTCGTGACCATCGGCGGGCTCGAGTACGGCGTGCTCGCGTGGTCGATCAACCTCGACAACAAGGTCAGCGACCCCAAGACGAACCAGGATGCGAAGTGGGGCGGCACCTACCGGAACCCACAGTTCCGGCTCGTTGGCCTGGAGGAGTTGACCCTGGAGGTCACTACTGGCCGACCCATCGACCCCGACGTGCTCGCGCTGTTCGGTGACGTGACGACTGAGAACCTGGCGACGGTCATCACTGCCGGCAACGGGGCCAAGACGTTCACGGCCACATTCGCCAACCTGAAGCCGAACAAGCCCGAGGGCTTCGGCCTGGTGGCGCCCGATGAGCAGGGGAAGTGGACCTACGGGTTCCGGGGGCGCGGCGACACCGGCTCCCTGACCCTGGCGATGGCATAGGAGGCCGCGTTGGCTGAGCCGATGGTGTTCGCGGAAGAGCCGGTGGAGCTCCAGTATTGCATACCGGGTGGCGAGAAGCGCACGGTGATACTGGCCCCGCTGGCGCTCAAAGACCTCAGTAAGTTCATCAAGTTCAAGGACGCTCATCCCGAGGCTGACGGCATGGATCTGATGATCGAGTTGCTGCGGCTCTCAGCCGATTGGCTGCAGCCCGGGATCACCGCGGATGAGGTCAGCGAGATCCCGTGCGCCATCATCAGCCTGCCGTCATTCCTGGTGCGGACGATGCGATCGCTCGGCATGGAAGTGCCAGGCGGTGGCCCGGGAAACGCCGGCGCGGCCGACATGGCCGCGACCGACTGACCCAGCGCCAACTGCGCGACCTGGTCGTCAGCATCATCGAGGTGACCGGCTGGGACCTGGAGACGATCAGCCGGCTGACGCTGGAGCAGTCGCGCGCGCTGACCGCCGGCTTGAATGACCTGGCGACGCTGCGCGAGCTGGAGGCCCGACGGAGGGGGAGGCGCTGATGGCTGACCGCAGTGTAAGCCTGAGCCTGCAGATCCTCGATGAGGCCACCTCGCCCGTCACCCACATCGCCGCGGTAGTCGACCGCCTCACGGCGCACCTCGACAAGCTCGGAGATGCGGCGAAGGACGCACAGTCGCAGCTCTCCAAACTCCACGCACCGAAGATCGACCTGCCCGGTGGCGGCGGCGGCGGAATGGAGGCACCCGTTACGCGCCGCGGTGGCGGCGGCCTCGGCGGGATCATGTCGGCCATCGGCGCAGTCCGCGGGGCACTCGCCATTGTCGGCCGGATCGGCAGCACGGTCACAGGCGTCGCCAGCAAGGTCGTTGGCGCGCTCGGATCCATCGCCTCCGCCATGGCGAACGTGGTCAGCTCCGGCCTGCGGATGGCTGCGGTCGTCGGCGGGACGGTGACGGCGGCGTTAGGGTACCTGGCCATCAAAGCCGCGACCGCGGCGGCGGACGTAGAGACGCAGTTCCACAAGCTTTGGACCGCGCTGAAGTCACCGGAGGCAGCCCAGAGCATGTTGGACTGGGCGCGCAAGTTCGCCGATGTGACTCCGTTCTCGACCGGAGAGACGATCGAGGCAGTGGCCAGGCTCGAGAACTACGGGCTCTCGGCCAAGCAATGGCTCCCGATGATCGGCGACATGGCCGCGTCGATGGGCAAGTCGGTCGTCGACGGGGTCGAGGCCATCGCAGATGCCGTGAGCGGCGGCGGGCTCGAACGGCTCAAGGAGTTCGGCATCAGCACGATGATGCTGCTGGAAGCGGGGGCTGAGAAGGGCGCAGGTGGGATCTCCTACATGGGAGAGAGCGCGCTTGAGGCACTGAAGGCCGCCCTGGCGTCCATCATGTCTTCGCGCTTCGCCGGAGCGATGGACCGCATGGCGACCACGCTGGCCGGCAAGTGGTCGACCTTCGTCGGCGCACTCCAGAACCTCGCGGCCACCATCGGAACAGCGCTGATGCCAGTGCTGAAGCCGGCCCTCGACTACATGACCAGATTCGTTGACGCGCTGCGCGAACGCCTTGGCCCCGTGCTTGAGCGGCTGCAGCCGGTCTTGGTCGCATTCGCCGAGCGCGCACTCGCTGCCCTGCCGATCATGCTTGAGCGCATCCCGCAACTGCTGGGGAACATCGCTGACTCGCTGCCGACCATCATCCCGAAGATCCAGGAGCTCGGCGAGAAGGCGTTGGCCATCTTCGACTGGCTGTTCGGCATGATCAACCAGGCGAGCGGGCCGGCGCTGAGCGGCATCCTCGACATGCTCATCGGCGCAGCGAACGGCGTCATCTGGTTCGCGACTCAACTGCAGACTGAGGGCAGCGCGATCAACACGTTCCTGACCAACCTGGTCACCGGCATCCAGAATGCCGTGGCGACGATCGGCGGCTTGATGCAGTGGCTCATGCAGCAACTCTCCGATCCGAGCTCGCTGCTGTCGGAGATTCTGCTCAGCGTGCAGACGTCGCTGGCTCAGATCGGGCAGGCGCTCACAACGCTGGCCCCGAGCATCCAGAAGGCACTCGACAACATGTTCTCGGAGGAGAACATCGAGCGGATGACGCGGTTCGCTGACAACATCATCAAGATCACCGACATGCTGCTCAAGCTGCAGGGGCCCGCGTTCAATAAGTTCACGTCGATCCTTGAGCACCCGATCGAGGGGATACCAGGCCCGATAGGCTGGTATGCCACAGGGACGCGCCGACTTGTGGAAGCAGCCAGGGGCGCTGGCCAGAAGTACCTCGGCATTGGAGGACCTCCGCCAAGCGAGCAGCGTTCCCCCGGCATGGACCTGACCGTTCGCGTGCAGAGCGACTCAGCCGAGCACTCGGCGACGGTGCAGCGCGACGCACGGCGCCAGCAGAGCCGGCTCGGCGTGATCCCGCAGTACTGACGGAGGCCCGCATGGCGACGCGCCCAGACTGGCCACCGCAGCGAGGGACTAGGGAGAAGCCGGACGCCTCGTTTGATGGGCTGCTCGCCGAGATGATGCGCGCCCGCTCGTTCGCCCATGCTCAGGACCCCGAGTCGCATCGCGACATCCACTGGCGGCGTGGGCCCTACCGCGTGAGGCAGGCGAGCTGACGTGAAGCGTGGCTACTCGTCAGTGGGCGCACAGCCCGGGCAGCGGACGCGCATGGTGCCCTTGCAGACCGGGCACGGCCGCGTCTCTCCGGTGCCGTCGAACACCTGCGTGCCGTCGGTGCAGCTCGGGCACGGGATGGTGCCGCTGCCATCGCAGATGGCGCAGTGCGGCGCGAAGAGCACGAGGCGCCCCTCCAGCACAGCAACCAGGAACAGCACGGCCAGGAACAGGCCGATGACCAACGCCGCGATCGCGACCCCTCGCACGCTCGATCACTCTCCCAAGCAGGCAGACGCGCGCCGGGCCGCGGGGTTACGTTCTGAAGTAGAAAAAGGATCCTGAGCATGTCGTGGGGCGCACTCACGCAGGTGACGAAGGGCCAGTCGGCCAGCGTCGACTTCATCGTTCGGGCGTTCCCGGACCCGAACTCGACCATCTCGGCGACGCACTTCGGCGGCGTCTGCTCGCTGACGATCAAGCAGGAGATCCTGACCTCGCCGGTCAACGTGACGCCTCCTGAATGGTGGGGCGCCGGCATGGGGTACGGCGGCTACATCCTCTATGCCGAGCTGGCGCTCTCGGACATGCCGCCGCAGACTGAGCGCATCGATCTGTTCGAGTCCGGGTCGTTCTGGGGCGAGGGGCACTTCCCGCCCGAGACCTACACGGTTGAGATCGTGCCGCTGCCCTACACGGCCTCAGCGGCATGGACCGTTGACGGCATCGGGCTGCGGGCCAAGCACACGGAGACGCCGAGCCGCTCAGAGGGCGGCGTGGTGCACCCGACCGAATGTGACCTTGAGGAGCGCTGGTTCACGGTCGCCGGGGTGACCACGGTGACGGCGACCATCGGCTCCCTATCGTGGGAGTTCGAGTATGACCTGGGCCTCGGCGAGGACGCGGAGGTTGCCTGCCACACGGGGCCGTGGCGGCTGCAGTACTCGTGCATCCTGGCTGGCAACTGGAGCCAGAGCGGCACGCTGCTGGAGTTCGGGGAGATCCGGCTCGGCGGCGTTGAGGTCGACGCGAGCCAATGCGATCAGGACTCGAACGCGACCTATGCGTCTGGCCGCGGCTGGCAGACCAACGACGGAGCCGACTACTCGGCCACCGGCTCCGGCGATCATATCGCCATCATCAGCAACTCGGCGACGGACCTCGGCGCCAACCAGTGGACCGGCTGGAGCGATCAGCCGTTCGCGGTCAACTTCCTCGGCGTCAACTTCCGGAAGTTCCTGGGGGCCTACGACAGCTACAACAACGCCGTAGTCGACCTGGCTGGAGTGACCGATCCGGACGGAGTCGCATGGTCAGGCACTGTGAGCGATCTGCACGCACTGGGCACGGTGGTCTCGCCGGACGTGCACTCATGGATCGCCCAGAACGCCGGCGAGGTGCCGCCCTATGTGGCCTGGACTGGCTGGAAGCCCGCGGCCGTGCAGACCATCGCGATCAACCAGGCGTGGGCGCTGGCGCAGGTCGAGATGCAGCGGGGCGAGACGCTCAACGACCTGTGGGTCATCCTCGATGGCTGGCCGCTGGACCTGACCGCCCGGACGCTGGAGCCCTACTGGCGCAGCGTGTTCGTGATGGACCATGTTGCGAGCCTGAACGTGGTCGACCCGCCAGTGACGGCTGAGCGGCCGACGGCCTTCCGGCCGGCCGACTGGGCGGGCTCTGGCGGGCTGACGGTCGACGAGGCGGACAACGACCTGTGGACGGTGGCGCTGGGGGCTTCAGATCCGGAGGCGACACTCGATCTGGTTGACATCCGCATCGACCGGCTCACTGCCATCAAAGCCGCGGCGGCCTCGGGTTACGCCGCGTCGGGGTTGCCAGAGGGCTACCTCTACACGGCGGCCAACCGAGACGAGAACTACCCGGAGCCGGCCGACGGTAAGACGCGGGAGAACCCGACCTATTGGGCCTGCTACCGATTCGCGCGGTTCGCGCTGAACGTGCCAGTGGCATGCACCCTCGAGGTCCGGATCGACTACGACGAGATCACGATCAGCGATAGTCACGTGACCGGCTCGCAGCGGCTGGAGGACCTGGAGTGGACGTTCCTCCCGCGCATCGTGAGCTACAGCCTGCCGTTCGCCACCACGGGCTCGCAGACGGTAGACGTTGACCTGCTGGCCGGTGCCGAGGAGCTGGAGGGCGCCAAGTTCCACCGGGTGCGGAAGGTGACGATCTCCGGGTTCCCGACGGATGCCGAGCGCGAGTTCAAGTTCGAGAGCCTGACGCTCATCGAGCACCCCGACCACTCGTTCTGCTACTGCAAGCGTGTCGACCCATGGACCTACACCGAGGTCGGGTTCTCGGCGGTCATCGACGGCGCGGTGAACGCGCTCGCGCTGCCGGACAACTTCCACCAGAACGTGGAGGACGGCCTCGGCGTGATCAACTGGCTCATCGGCGCCGAGACCGGGCAGGACCTGTCGGTCGCGTTCACGCTCGACGCGATCTCGCACATCCTCGACAACACCGAGGGGCTCACCTGCGAGTTTGATGACACGGACTGGGACGCGCACACGCTTGATGGCGACAGCAACCGCCTGTGTGACTCGCGGCCGTGGCACCCGAAAGAGGCCGAGGCCCGGGACAAGGCGGCGGCCACCGACAACTGGGACTGGCACATTGCCATGCGGGTCGGTCGGTTCACCATCGTTCGCGGCCTCAAGTACGACTTCCACGCGGACAAGATCCTGCAGGAGGGCCTGCACGGCGATACGTTCACCGATGGCGTTCTGACCGACGGCGTGACCGTCTACGTCTGGAAGCGCGCGGTGGGCGAGACAATCTGGACCTCGGCCGGCTCCTGCACCTCGAACGATCTCGGGTACTACTCCATCGGCTCGCTGCGCGTGCTGGCGAGCCAGGGCGCGACCTATGAGGATGACGTGCTCTACCAGTACGGCGTGTCGCTGACCAACGACGCGGACGCCGTGACGTTGGTGGGCTCGGGCCATCAGCGCGAGTGGATCGCCCGGCGCGTGCTCGGCCTGCCGCTCTGGTACCCGAACCTCGACATCGACGCCGGCGGCGTGATCTGGGTGGCCGCGGCCAATGGGGCCGGGCGCGTCTACGTCGGCTACATGGACCCCAAGGACACGGAGCCCCACTGGGTGACGCTGCCATGGGGCGGCGCGGCCGGGTACGCCTGGCCGGCGATTGCCTGCTGCGATGACGGCAGCCTGCTGGTGGCGGCGACGATCGATGGCGGGATGGTCATTCAGCGCTCGCGGGACCGCGGCGCAGCTTGGAGCGCGGTGATGGCTGACCTGGGGAGCACCTATGAGTACGGCGACATCTGCCAGCGGAACGGCGTCACCTACTGCTGCGGCTGGGAGAGCGATCACGTCCGCTTTGCGGCCTCTTCTGAGACGGATCTCTCCGAGGAGGCGCTGGCCGTTGGCGTGACCGAGCTGGATGTCTGCGACGCTGCGGTCGCTGAGGGCGCCGAGAAGCCGCGATCGTCCATCGTGGTCGCGGACGATCGTGGCGTGGTGGTGGCAGTTTCACAGGATGGCGACCTGCGGTTCTACCGCTGCCGCTCCTACAGCGCCGGGTTCTCGGAGGTGGTCTCAGCCTAATGGCCCTCGTCAGCACCACCGCGGCGCTCGTCGTGCAGCCCCCGAACGCGGATGGGATGATCTCGCAGTTCGGGACGAGCCTCGACTGGCGGTTCGATCCCGAGTCGAGCCAGGGCCCATGGCAGGGCATGGGGTGCGAGTACATCGCACCGCTGCGCGCGATGGGGCCGAAGGGCGACACCTCGCCGCGGGACATGACGCTGAAGCCGGCCGACCCGTGGCGGCTTGTCAACCAGAGCGGCAACCCCACGGTGAAGTGGATCGAGTGCACCGACGGCGAGGTCTACAGCAGCGAGGCATCAGCGAAGCACACGCTGACGATCGACATGCCGACTGGGAGTTGCCCGAACTTCGCGCTCAGCCTCGTGCGCTCGGCGCCGCCGCCCGGTCAGGGCGTGCCTGTCTACGTGGCCGTGACGATGCAAGGCGAGGTCTATAACCAAAGCACGGAGGCATGGGATGCCGGCGAGATCAGCTTTGTGCTGCCGATGGAGGATGCCGACTACGGCCTGCGCGAGCCGTTCCTGCACGCGATCGCGCCGGCGACGCCGGGATATGCCTACCTGACCGACGGCACCATCATCTCGCGCGGACGCGGCTGCTGCGCGATGCGGCAGGGCGAGCGGCGCGAGACGTGGGTGTTCGAGTATGCGCTCAACGACGCATATGACGCATCGGACACTGCCCTCTCCGCGTCGACCGGGGCGCACTTCCTGATCCGCAACGGCGACGGCGATGACTACTGGCACTGCTTCCGCCGCGACATCCGGCTGACGCAGGGCGCGGACGTGACGCTGACCGTCTGCGGCGCCGTCACCGCTGTGAACCTAACGCCGATCCGCTACACCACCGGGTCGGCCTCGCCAGTCCGCGCGCACTGGCTCAGCCGGTTCACTGATGGCGCGCCCGACTACAACGTGCTGGCGCAGTGGGCGACTGCCACGACCTGGGGGCACGTCTATCAGCCGGCCGTCGGCTGGACCGTGACCACCGCCGACGGCGCGCCGCCCGGCCGCTCCCGTAAGCCGCTGCTGACGTTCACGCTCACCGAGGATGAGTACGGCTACCCGGCAACGACGGGGGCGCAGTACTACCGGCCGATCGTGTGGTACTGCACCATGGACATTCCAGCCGTGATCGACTGGGAGGACGGCACCATCAGCACTACCGAGGGCCAGGGCAACATGGTCGGCAACACCTGGGAGATGGACGTGACCTACCGGAACGGCCGCGGCCAGGCCTTCTTCCGACAGTCCCAGACGCCTCTCTATACGGACTGGCGGGTCAACGGCAAGGCCTCGCTCACGCTCGGGTGGGACCCCCTGGCGAGCTATGCCATACAGGCGCGGGAGATCGCCACGGGCTACATTCCACCCGGTGGGCTCAAGCGGACCACCGACGCCAACGCGACCGAGCCCCATGCGCTGACCGTGGAGTTTGCCACGTTCGATGAGGTGCGGCTCCGGCGCAAAGAAGTCGAGAACTTCCGGCAGGCCGGCGGGCGCACGGTGCTTGATTGGATCACCGCGGTCGCGAACCGGACCGGGTTCGGCGGCACAGTGAGCGTGGCGATCGGCGTGGCCGATCTCATCATCCCGCTGGCCGAGTTGCCGAGCCAGCCCAACCTGGCGCCACAGGATGGCGACGGCTGGCTGCAGCACATCGATGAGGTCTGCAAGGCGACGGGGCTGCGGGTCGGCTTCGATGACGACGGGAACGGTCGGCTGTTCGTCGACGCTGGCACGCCAGACTACAGCCACGGCATCAGCGCCATCGCGTTCACACTCGACCATGCAACCGCCAATCCGGAGGACGACATCTATCGTCTAGAGCCCACCAACTCGGCGGAGGAGTTCCGCAATCGGCTCCTCGCGATCTATGGCCCCAGCCGGTACCGGCAGACCTACACGGCAGTGGAGTCGGATGCTGAGCGGCTGGCTGGCATCGGTGATGACTGGAACCGCGTGATGGTCGAGGACGACGCCGACTCCCCGGTCGAGGCATTCACGCGGTTCATCCGCGACCACTACCGGATGCAGCAGTTCGTTCAGTGGACGGGGCCGCTGCGCCCGGAG